CCTATTCTACCTGTAAGAGAAGTGTTTGAATCATTAACTTGGAGTCTAAAACTATGAGGTTTGATATTAGATTCAAACAATTCTTTAGTGAAATTTATTTCTCTAACTACATCAGTTTGATATCCAGCAGAAGATGAGCTGATAAGTCCGGTACCAGATTGCCCGCCAGACTCTCTTAGTGTCTTATCAGGCCTGTAAAGATAGCTTTGACAAAAGCGAAAAATGTCTTGGTGTGTGTTAATGGTGCGCCTGTTTGCCATAGTGACATACTGCTGATCAGCAGAACTCATAAAGACTCCATCAGAAGCATTACCACTTAAACTGAGTCTCATTCCTGGCAAAACGATTTTATCGAAGTCCCACTTATATTTTATTTCTTTAGCAGTAGTGTCTTTGAAACTAGGCGGAGTACCAACTTTAAATACATTTACTTTACCAAGACTTCTTATTCCGGTGAATAAATGTACTTGACTCGCGCACGGGCTGTCTTCACTGATAGATACATTTGAAGATTCGTTGACAGCAAATGGTTGTTGGTTCTCATTACTAAATGCTTTATATCCCATATCATTTTATCAATATTGTAGGCGTATGCTAAAGATTTTTTCAGTAGAAAAATCTTTTTTAACTGGTGGAGCTGTCTTCGCCACCGCAAGAAGTTCATTATCACCATTATACAAACCAACTGTAGTGATAAACGTAGTAGGATTGCCAGTCAAGTTAGATGAAATAGATCCTTGAGCGGCATTAGAAATAGCTGTGGGATTATTTGTATAGTTAAACTCCTTATTGAAAGCTCTTGTAAAAAACATTGAGCGTTTTATCAAATTCAAAGCCACAAAACTTAAGTTTTGACAAGCTATAGTGCCAGCAGTAGCTCCAGTTCCAAACTGAAAACCAGAACCAGATGGAAGCAAGAAATTAGTACCCTGAGCATAAGAGCCACCATGAAATACCAAAGTGCCTGTGTCATAAAAAACACTTCCTACAATATTGGTGGGCACGCCCTTCTCTATCAGGTCACCTTTTCTACCAACCGAACCAGAAATAGATAACTCAGGCCGATCAACAATAATTTTACCAGTGACTAAACCAAAGCTAAATGTAGCTGTAATACTTCCAGACAAGATTGCATCGTCACCCGTAGCTCTGCCAATGGTCATTACCCTAGCAAGGCTTGTAGTACTAACATTATTTTGAGCTACAGGAATAGAGTTTGCGGCCGAAGACGAAAAGAAGTAATTTGAAATGTGTCTAAACGCTGAACTCAGCGGCGTTGTAGTAGTAGTACCCTTAGCGTTAACTAAAAAGCCCGTAGAAGTAGCCTCCATCACAAAAGCATCAATACTTCTGTTAGAGGCAGCGGTAGGACTAGTTATCTCATAGTTTGTTTTAGAGACAATAGCCGCTGTAGTTACATCCCTATCTAAGTTAAATTCCATTAATGACATATCAGATCCCTTATGTTATGGCGCCAGAGGCACTAACGGTAAGAGTCACTTGCCTTCGTGCTCCTGTATTGATGCCAGTGATGTCAATAATAGTTTGTCCCGCTATTCCGCCAGCGTTGGGCCCTGTTTGAATAGTAAAGTTACCTACACCATTTGCGTCAGGCACCGAAGTTGTCTCTTGAAGAGTAGCAATATCTGGATCTCTTGAAGTGGCAGCATAGCCTTGACTATCAGTTCCATTCTCAGTAACAACGGTTAATATCAGGTCGTCACCATAATCTACTGATCCTGTAGTGGGAGTTACTTTCAAAGTAGAAATCTTCAAAGTACCTTGAGGTAACGTCACTAATCTATATAGAAGAGCAACATTTTGATTAGAGATGGGCTCCAATACGGGTAAATTTAAAATGTCTGCATCTTGATTGGTAGCTCTCGTCGCATCATAGAGCTGATAATTAATTTCATCATCACCAAATGCAAACTTAGTAATTTGAAAACTGCCATCATTTTTAGCTAGCAACTCTCTGCCTTTACGAGTCAGTATAGCGTCAATGACTGCGGTTGTTGAGTCTAAGAATGCCATAGTTTTTCCTTTTCTTTTATTTTAATAATAAAATTATACATTATAAATAGTTTTTTATAACAAATTTAGGTTTGAGGTTCTGCAACTTTATCAACCTTGACTTTCTTACGAGCCGGAGACTTCAACGACACAGTATCCACCGCAAACTTATCTTGCTCTCTCTTGACAATAACTACATCACCACTCTGATTTTTCTTGATATAAGGCGTAATGTCACTTGGACTCATATCTCTATCTATGTAAATCAAATCAATGGTGTTATTATAATGAAGCTCAAATAATGTTTTCAAGTCTTCGCCACCATAAAAATCAACATTTCTAATAGTGTTCAATTGCAAATGATCTGTTACGCTAGGGCTATGAAATTGATTATAATCAATAGTCTTTACTGTATCTGCTACTTCAGCAAACATCAGAGTCACTTGCCCCGCATAGGTGCCTATTTCCATAATACTCTTGGCTTTTTTATTTTTTATTAGNTCCTTTAGCTCCTTTATCTGCCACTCGTCCATGTGCCTAAAATTTGAAATATATTTGTATGCCATGATTTTATACTCCTTATGATGCGACTTTCACGCCGCCTTGATCTGCTAGTTGTCTAATAAATTCTGTATCTTTTGTTACATCGTTGTTAACCGCAACTCTAAAAATTTGAGTATCATTATTAAAAAGGTTAACAATTCTAATCGGAACAATACCTAAAGAACCCGAAACCGCATCATTCACTATTTGTTGAGTAATAGATCGCGATGCATTAACTGCTGTTAATGCACGCACGCCATCAGACAATCGTAATTCAAACTCTACCGACTCTTCTTCAAGACTAGTAGTAAAACTTACATCTGACTCCTTTATAATTCTGGCCTTACCCTCTGTAATGTTGCCTATTGTAGCTTCAAAAAAGCTCTGCCTATTACCCGATGCAGGAAACTCAAACCTTAAAGATGGTTGCTCTGTTTTGAATGCACGGCCCTTTGTAAGTAATCGTACACTGCCCTTGATAATTCCTCTAACATTAGTAGTATAGGGAGCAGCGGATGGCGTAATTAATAATTTATCTAAAGTAACATCTATTATTGATACTGGACCCGCGGCTGGCATCACTCTTACTGGTAAAAATCTACCTACTCTAGTAGGAGCAAATCTTGGAGCATTTATTGTGCTACTCTTAGTTAGATTTGGTAGTGCTAGCCTAGATGTAACAGAATCCTCTACAGTCTGTTGTAAGCCATCATATCGGTATCCTTGAAATGAAGCTGTAGTAGCCGCAGAAGCTATAAGAGTATCATCGTTAGCACTATTACTGCCAGGCGTAGAAAGATTGCCTGATGTATAATGATTGTTTATTGCAAATGAAGTAAGTACCAAATCTACAATACTAGGTGTTTGATTATAAGTAGTTCTTCCCTCGTCTGTTGAAATGTGACCAACCTCACCACTATTTCCGCCTGGCCAGTTTGTTGTAGGAGCACCGACATAACCCGTAGACGTATTTTCCCTGAACCCAAACTGTCTTCTCATCTTGGGTCTTTCAAACATTGGGCTTTCTATGAAGACACCCTCACCAATAGAATTTGTTTTCGCTGGCATAAATTGATGAAGGAACGGGAACATTCCACCAAACGTATCATTGAAATTATCCATTCCCTTGATAAAGGTATTCAAGTCAACCAACCCTACCGTACTTCCACTGGCACCAGAGACACCGGAAGCTAAAACATTACCCCCACTCTTTATAATTCCATCAGCCACCGCTGCTAAACGAGCATTACCAGCATCTGCAGTCATAGAAGGGCTTCTAGCTAATCCCCATTGAGCAGTAATTTCATGCCATTGTTTAGCAAAATTGCCGCCATATTGTTTTTCATAAAGTTGAGGTGCTTCACCCAATAGATTACCAGGTGCCACATTACCTATTTGATTCTTAATAGCTCTATTAACAGCATTAATAGGATTGATACTATAACTTACATAACCAGTATCCTTTATAGCATCTTGTGTGTCCTCTTGCCTTATTCTATCATTATCTGCTGCTAAGCCAACAGGAGAATAGTTATTGATTTTCCTCATGTTTTGAAAAACTCTGTATCTCTTTGTAGTAGATCCAAAGCCTCTGGCATGAGCGGTATGTCCTGCGGTAGTCGCATCAACAATAAAGTTATAGTCACCAGCCAGTATCACATTTTCTTTTAGTTGATAATTAGCTGACAAGCTGCCAAAGTGGGCCTTGTTATTTTTCAAATTTATCATGTCCGTAGCTGTTGAGCTTTGAAATGATACCGACTCAAAGTTCTTAGCATGTTCTTTTAAGTCATCATCTCTTAGTGCCACATTCCACCTTCTAACTTGATGGATGTAGCCCATAAAACGAGTTGAGCCAGTACCCGGAAAGTAAGTTGGAAATTGAGAATAGTTTGTGCCGCCAATAGACATCGCCGCTCCAACGCCGCCCGTTGAATTAAAGTTAGCCATAGATACAGCAGCTGCGGCACCAGCATTAGTAGTAGAGGATTTGTTCATCACTACTATTTCATCACCACCACTAGGTGAGGCAGATAACGCCATCGCGTAAACACTCAACGTATCACCTGATCTACTAACAGCTACATTTAAAAAGTTATTAGCACTACCAGCACCTTGTATAAAGGAAGACATACCATTTTGAACTGTTTGAGCAGATAATGAAGCGGTTACCGTAGATTTAAATGATACCTGTCCACTCGGATTCAAGTCTATTGAATATAAAGGATGCACCAATAATGTATGCCCTGTTGTAGGAACTGAGGTGGCGGATACTCTCATCTCCAACGTAAAGTCTGCTGAAGCTGGCAAATCAAATACCATTGATGATCCAGTTGTAGCATTTGCTGTAGTCTCTACAAAAACGGTGCCATCAGAGAATAAGGCTGGAGTATCTACTTCTTCTATTTCCCTAGTTCTAATGGGCTTATAAAAAATAGAATACTCATTAGTTTTCAAAAAATTAGTATCAACACCATAGATCCTACCAATAGACTCGACCGCCTCTCTTGTACCTTTGGTTTTCAAGATGTGCATCACATTATTTAAAATTCTATTCCATACTTCATGGGTTATTTGTTGTGTAGTGTAACCGCTAGGAGAAGAATTGGTCATGCTCTTGGCAAAATTAGCGCGCCGTGCACTCTCATAAACATCTACCCCAAACTGGGATAGGAAGGTAGGTAAAAACTTATTAGGGGTTCTGTTTATCTTGTCATAAGAAATACGTTTTACGTCAGGTATTTGATTAGCAAAAGATTTTATTTCATCCAGTTCATCACCAAATCCAGCTAGCAACCTTTTTAGCACATCATTATCATCGCCACTAAACAATGCTTCAGGCAGCATGTTTTCTAACTTTTCTGCCCGTGTAATACTATGTTGCGCGGTTGGTCCATAATTAGATACCGACCTATAAGCGCCCGTTGCTGTTCCAATTATTTCAACGGCAGTACCAGAAGTTTGGTCAATAGTGTTAAGTTGCTGCTCTTCATACAAAACCGCCCTACCAGAAATAGATTCTACCATTCCTGTCTGACCACCAGTAATAGAGTTAAGAGCATTTCGATAAACAGCTATAAGGGGAACATTTTCACCCTGTGAATTTTTAGCCATTACAGTAACATTAGCATCAGCATTCATGTCAGCAGAACTACTACCGCTTATTCCGAGCCTATCTAAAAGAAATAATGTAAATCCGTCCGCTTTCTTTCTAAACTCATCAACCTCAAAAATAGCCCCTGGTCCACCGCTAGCGTTTTGCAAATCACTAGACGCAGACAATCCCGATAAGCCAATAGGGTATTTATCCCTAATGTGTTTATCTGATAATCTAAATCGTCTAATGGCATTACCAAAAAAGATATGATTAGAAAAATCGTTATAGTTAACGAGAGGAATAACTCGGGCAGTCTTCCCTGTCATACTAACGTCAGCTAAATTACCACTATTGGAGCCTAGTCCAGAAATGGACGATAATAAACTACTAAAAGTTATGCCATCGGCCATTTATTAATATCCTTGGTAAGTATCATGTATGGTGCCAACTTGGAAGTTCCAAGCGTCCGGTCTATCATAAATCAATTCTTCTCCACGCACATTAAGCTTCAATACAATTTTATAAAACAAGCCATTATACAACATACTAGTATCTAAATCAAAGAAATTCCCATTTTCATCATAAGATAAGCCTATGGCCGGTATCTCAATATCGTTCGTAACTAACTCCCTTATTTCTGCCGTTGCATTATTAATAACACTGGTATTCATAGCGGTAGTGGTTCCTGTAACCGCAGCCCATTGTGTACCCTTGTTGTTTACGAATACTCTTAAACGCTGTAAGTTACCTTGATCATAACGATTACGCAAATTTGGTAACGATATTTGATAATTAGAAGTAGTAAAACTTGCGTGACCAGAAGTTGGCAGTATACAAGTAAATGAAAATGCATCAGTTCTATATTCACCAGCAGTAGTAACCGTCCAACTATCATTAAATGCGGTTACTCCGGATGATCCTATGTTGATACCAGTAAGGGGTCCAGGCCATGAGTTTTGAGCATCAGCTCCATTAGTAGCAGTACCAATATCTAACTTATAAATGCCTTTTGAATGTCGGCTTGCTGTAAGAGCGCCGCCCGAAGCTGAATCAGTTACTATGTCTATACCATTACCACTTAGGTTTACATGACCAGGAAAAGGCCCAAGCCCATTTAGNTCTGTAAGTTCTCCATCAACAAGNCTATAATAGTATAAGTAACCAGTCTTAGAAAACTTTATATTAGATCTACTATCTCTTATTTCACCAGGCCATTGTAATTGAACATACGGACGCTTCCTAGTATTAGTCTCACGACTATAAAATTTCTTGCTATAAAAACTAGTAGCAGAAAGAGATGCTGCAATACCTGCTGATACTGCTTCTGGTCCATCAGCAGCCTCTTGAGTATCACTCATTCTTACTAAGAATCCAAAATCAGCACTGCCTCCATTTGGCACAGACACACCAGTAGAATAATTCAAGTAGGCTTTGAAGTAGTCAGTAATATCTACCTTTAAATTTTCCTGCCCATTTTCCATGTACATTGAAGCACTATTAGAATCATAAACTCTGCTCCGAGAACCGATGTAATTATTGGCGCCACTCTGACCATTATCATATTCCCAAGAGTTAGTATTAGTGGCACTGATAGCATTAGCAAAACCAGTATTAGAATAAGTATCATTATCCAAACCTGAACCTTCAGACCACGCTGCAGTCAAAGGAAACACATCTAAAGTAAAGTTCGTAGCTTGCGTATCACCATGTTTAGTATTAGACATACAAATAAAAGCAGAGACAGTGCTATCACTACGAGGATCTGGAATACTTCCCCTGTTTACAATGGACGAAGATAAAGATGACAACGCAAACTGTATAAGAATACGAGCCATATCTTTCTTATTAGTAGTATCATTCCAACGGGTCCATACTTCTAAAATAGGCGAAGCACCAAAGTTAGATGTTACACTCTTAGATGTAATCCAAGTATCTTTTATGCTTTTAGCTCTTGCGTAAGTTGCCATCTTATGCTCCCCTTCCAACTATGTCGAAATTAGGATATTTAAGTTCCCAACAAACATTCTCCGGAAAGCTTACAACTCCGCTTTGAGTGTTAGCTTGAATGTCAAATTGGTATGGAGAGTAAACTCTACTATCATCCACCAAATACTTACTAGTAAACTTGAAATCAACTACTGATCTAACCTTGTTGAGTGCTTGTAATCTACTTACATATTCAGAGGTAACTATAGTAGCATTAAAATTAGTGTTTTCTATTACAAATAATCCCTTTAATAAAATAAAACAATCTAATAGAGCATCATTAAGGTTGCTGTCAGACTCTGGTAAAATAGTAAAATCAATACCAATATTAGCTATTTTTCCATCAGTTATTCTTACCGTGTCAGCAAATGACTTAAACTGTCTTAAATAAGTTTCTATATTATTCCTTAGTGCTCCAGCAGGTGCTGTTAAATAGCCTCCAGCATTTCTTGCCAAGGCTATCAACTCAACACCCAAAGAATTATTAGGATCTTTTCTAGCATAACTTCTAAAAACAGAACCATAATCGCTAGGCATTGATAAAACTCTAACTTGATAATCTTGTAATGTTACTGCTCTATTTTGAGAATTAAAATATTGTAAAGCATTTTGTCTAATAGAAACCGCGGTTTCCGAATCAGCACCACCACTAGCTTGTTCTACATTACTGACAAGCAAAGACGATAAAATATCTGTAGTAATTTGTGCGTTGTTATTAGCGTAATCCGGAGTTACAAACTGTATTATTCTAGACACAAATCTATTTAAAGTTCTGGGCCCTACATTAGTATCAATGCCGCCACCATATCTATACTTAATATCTAGATTTATATCTCTTGGAGCAAATCCCAAACCTTGCGTCTTTAAAAAGTTAGCGGAATCTACAACAGCAGGTGCAAAACCAGAAGGTGAGCCACGCAATGTTGGTGGTAACACAAAGTCCTCCGGATTAGGTATCAATTCTGAATCTTCTAGATCAGAAGTGCCGCCGCCAAAAACAAGAGAAGTTTTTCCATTATTAGCTACTTCAGTAGTAAAACGATAAGGTATTTTTTTATACTGTAAAATGTATTCGACATCCGCGGAAGTAGAAGTGGTATTCTTATATCCTGTAAAAATACTACCTTGAGCTAAATGATCTACTTGATGATAATCTTTTCCGTCAGATGCTGTAACTGACACAAATTCTGTAATATTGTTATCAGGCATCGTTATTTTTAAAAACGGTATGGCTTGGGATCCTGCTCGATAAGAAAATGTTCTAGTAGAGCCAGCAGCAGCTGAAATACTTGTGATAGAATATTGAGTAGTGCCGTCTGTAAGCTTAGTAGTTACTCTATTAGCAGAGTTAGAGAAATCAGCATCGACCAAAGTCTCAAATTGCACCGCAGGCTCAAAATCAGTAACAACCTTAGATCCCTTTTTAAGAATAAAAGTTGAACCAGCAGATGTAGCGTCATTAAAAGTAGCACTTATAGATAGATTTACTACAGCAGGTCTAGCGAACTTTGGTTGGTATCCTAAATTTTGAGCCAAAGAAAATATATTCTTACGCTCAATTGCTCTATCCAAAAAACCTTCATTAACTTGTCTATCAATATAGAAACTCATCATGTCGCCAACATAAGCTAGCAATTCAATAATAGCCATACCACCCGACGCTTCATTGAAATCTTGATAATCATCCGGAAAATAGCGCTGAAGATAATCAATAAGATCTCTTTTAATAGAGTCAAAATCTTTAGATAGATAGTTTACATTAACTTTTTGTTTAGACACTGCTCTAGTCGATTGGTAATTTGGCATTTCTTATCTCTTATTGTGGATTATTCAATGTAAGTGCTAAAGAATCACTCAATCCGTTGGCACTATTTAAACTATAACTCATCAGTACTAAAGCTTGATTACGTTGTACATTATATCCTGGTGGCGCATCCACATTTGAATACACGTTGATCTCCATCAGAGTAACATAAGGCATCCATGTCTCTAACGCCGATCTTATTTCTGCTCCCATTTCCTGCTCTAAGACTGATCTTTCATGGGGCTCAAATAATTGTCCAGCCATAATTGGTATATTAGTGCCAATGTCAGCGTTAATCAGACGTTCGCCTTTTTTAGTAAGCAATAAAATCTTAATATCTTCACGAACAGCATCAAGAGTGGTGTTATTCATTTCAAAAAAGCCTTTGCGATATGCTCGTAAAGGAAATTTAAGATTAATACCCATATATTTCCTCAGTTTAAATAATTTCTTTTAGATAGATTATCACTTAGTCTATCTATTAATCTTATAAAGTTATTTTTAGCTGCTAAAAACTTATCATCCATCACATTTAAATCTGTTTGTACTTTTGATGTTGTTTGATCCGATTGTATTGTTGTAGTCATTCTTGGACTTGTTGAGCCACCAATAGTAATCTTCTCAAATTCTACCTTTTTTGTCCTCTTTTCTGACCTATAACCCAAATTAACAGGTTTAGGTGGTTGTGGCACCGTAACAAACTTAGAAGGTATACGCACAGTCCCTCCAGGCCTCCCTGCAACAGTTTCTGTGACTACTTGAGGCCCGCGAGGAGTCATTACAGTTCTTTGATAAGAACGCCCGCCAGAAGAAGGTATAGAGACTTCTGTGCCAGGAACAAATACTTTAATTGGTTCTCGTGGCTCTAATCGCATACCTCTATTGATCACATCATTAAACTCTACTTCTTTATCCGGAATATCTATGTTTATTTCCGGTATAGCGTGAGTGTGATCCATATAAGCATTAAATAATACTTCCACAGTTTGTGTAAGTCCCTTTAGAGACTCCATCACTTCACTAAGTAAAATATCTTGCTCCTCCAAATAACTATTAAGCTTTTCTCCCAAAACTTGTTTATGTAACAATAGCTCCGCATCTTTTGCTGTAGAGACATTATAAATATCGTCCGCAAAATTAGCAATAATGTTTTTTCGAGACTCATAAAAGGCGCCCTCATCATCAATTGGGATCCTATCTATATCATTGACAGTGACTTTATTAACTCTTGGGCCCAAATTAGATGGTTTGGCATCAGCTAAATGAATAGTTTTAGTTTTACACTTTCCCACAGATGGTGTTTTTGTGGGCCCATAGGGTTTATTAAGCAAAATACCCATTTCCAAAACGCCGGGTTTATCTACGGGCCCATAATTTGGATTATAACTATTTCTCAAAAAACTACCACTACGGCCTTGTATAAAAACATCACCCAGTCGAGCGGGCATTTGATACTTTACACTTCCTGCCCATGATGATTTCTGTTTCGATTTTTTATTTACATCCGCCACACTAAAAGGAAGTCCATACTTCTCCATTGAGCTAGCGTTAACAACTTGACTTCCCGCTAATTTTAAACTTATTTGATCTGTATCATTTATTCTGCCGATCCACCAACCTTTATCTGATTGAGCTGTATTTTCCTTTAAAATTAAAACCACTTCACCAATTTCGGGTACCGACACTATAGTGTTAGAGAAAAGCGGCGGATACCAATCAGGCATATCTCGTTCTGGATTAAGACTAAAACTGGAATTTTCTCCCAAAGTTCTAGCATTAACACTAAATTGAGGAATAAGAGCAGCATTAGTAGTATTCATATTAATGCCAGTTTTAACCGCAATAACAATAGCTTTTTCTACTATAAAAAGACTTGGAGTAACCCAATTCTCGGTGGAAGCCAATACATCAGCTTCGTGAGTATACTCTGTTAGCATTTTATCAACTGGTAACTGATTCATCCATTCCCTCTTCATTATCGTTGAAATTAAAACCCCTATCAATCATTACTTGTTCTAACTCAACCAATAGTTGCCTGCTCTCAGCAGTTTTTATCATAATAGTTTCCATTACCGACAACTGATCATCATATAGTTGTAAGGTATTAGCATAAAATTTTGCTAATTCTTCATCTTTAAAATCTTTATAGTCCATCAGTTAATATAGTTTTCTTTTAACCCAGTATATGTCATCTTTATCTTTTTTATCGACTTAGTTATCTTTCTACTCGGCAGATCTGTGGCCTCTTTCACATAAACATACAATTGTTTCTTATTATAAATATTGAACTTGTGATAGTTTTTGAGTATATCATTTATAATTTCTAATACTGCCAAATCATCTTTATTTAAATCTTCACTATTCATTATACCATCAAAGTGTGCAATCAACCCCACAATAAAATCATAGTCATCTTCAGTTTTTGTGGTATCATTATAACTTTCCATGCTTTTATCAAAAATAATTGTATCTACATTTTCACTATCTACAAATACTTGCTTTTTTGCCGCATTAGATTGTTGAATCATCCAATTTTTAGCAATAGCCCCAAAATATGAAAATGATTTCGCACCCGATGAAGGATCAAACTTATGTAGTTTTTCATAAAGATGAGCTAGGGCTTCATGCTGAGTCTGTGGATAATCATAAAGAATAGTATTAAAGTTATAAGTATAATAAATGTTTTCTACTAGTTTTTGAAAAGCTGGAAAAATAATATCATTATAAATCTTATGCTTTGTTTCCATAATCTCATTTGTATTGAATTCAACAATCGCTGCTTCTTGATCTACTCCCCAATATTTCATACTTCTCCTTTTCAAATAGAATTACATTTTTATTTTAATAATATTGTTCTAAAAAACAAACTCTCATTAATTAATCCATCAAAATACCTTGATTCTTGTTGTCTTCTAATGTTGCTTCAGTTTGATCAAATAATGCTTCATACATATCTTTATCAAGACCATAATTTTTATTCGGCTCGCTGAATNTCGATTTGGTAGTATTGGCCGCTTCTTCTAGAGTTATGTTTAGATTAGCAGCTAATGGATTATTCTGGCTCGTATCTTTGTATTGTATTAGTTTACACTCTAAAGCTGTAGTAAAAGAGCCAGGTGTAATAGCTTCATTTACAGACGTTATTAAATAAAGTCCTTCTATACCACGCATTAATCCCTTTATGTAAACAACATTAAACATACCTAACCCAACAGTACCATGAATGGTTAGAGAAATAGTTCTCAAGTAAGAACTTAAAACTCCCCCATAGAACGCATTATTTGAGGGAGTATTTTGCCTTCCGCCAGATCCTGTAATACCTTCATTTTGTAAAGACATCACTTTAGTATTAAAATCTTGATTGGCAGCCATTAGGTTAGTTAAAAAGCTAGTTTGGATTTTAGTTGCCTCTACTGTGTTTGCTGCTAAAAAACTTTCTAAATTACCCTTATTAACTTTAATTTCATCTCCACTACCACTAATAATCTGCAAATCTCTTAATTGTTGTTTACCGCTATACATTCCTTTTTCTAGAATACCTTTCATGTCATTTATAAAACCCATACTCGTATTATTAAGCTGACCTCTTACTACTGCAGCAATATCTATAGACTGACCCCCAACTATATCAGGTAATCTAAATGTAGAAAAAGCATTGGGATCTACTTTTGAACTTAAACTAAAGGATTCCACCAGAGATCTTTCTGATCCAAACTCACACACGATAGCCTTCTCGGAAAAATAACCGCTTAGCGCTTGTGTTCTAGCAGCAGCAATATCTGAAGTACTATAGTCCTGGCCACCGGTGGCTCTAGCAATTTTAAGTTGATCATCAGTTAATCCATATTTGCCCGGATTAGTCCTAATATCAGAATCATTGCCCATCAAAAAACTATTAATATCAAGACCACTAAAAACCTCACTAACTACACCATCAACTCTTATATTTGCCACAAATATTTCTAAATAAGTTTCATCAGACGCATAAGGTCTAGTGCTCAATTTAATAACTTTGGTAGTTTGATCACAAGCCTTCAGAAGTTTGTTTATCAAACTGTGTAAAGGAGCGTTTGCTTCATTTAAAATTTTACGCGCTTTTGAAATATCTATTGGCAATTCAAATACATTTTTACATTGAAGTGGATCTAAAACAGACTCACTCCGTTTCAACATTATGTTGGCCCTCTCAATCTCTGATGTCATCATAGCCCTGCGGGCTTCTTCTTCAAACCTGATTTCATTATTGCTCATAGGTTCACCGCGTCGATCAGGCTCCATCGCACCCACTGACCCATAATCAAGTTTAGTAGTTTCTGTCAATTTTTTCGTACCATCTGGAACTCTAATTCCCCATTTATTTTTGCCAGTGATAGGATCTAATTCTCCTGCTGTAGCGTTTTTAGGAAGTTCCCCGTTTAATTTCCTTCTCTTGTTACTCTCGGCTTTTTTAGGTTGTGCATCATCTTTATCGCCTGGAGGCATGCTTTGAGCCTTACTTATTTGTTTCTGCCATTCGATCATTTCTTCTTTAATTGATTCTATTGTTTTTCGAGCTGTTTCAACAGCATCTTTATTGGCCTTAGGAACAGGTATTGAAAATCCCCCTGGATTAATGTCTCCCTCAAGCGGTATATCTGAATATACAAATTTTATTACATTACCCATTGATCTTCTAAGTGCCTCTAAAACAGAACCCAGAAAATAATAAACAGGCTTTGAATGAGTAGTAAATCTTAATGGGGTTTCAATATCATCCTCAGTTCCCACCTCACCATCTAAGCCCGCAGTGGAGACTTCATAAATCGACATTTGCTTTAATGCATCATTTAATGTGTCATCTATACCGTTACCTGTGGCGTCTTCAATTTCTTGCATAAGTGCATCATCCAAAAGCGCATCGTCCACAAATTCGCCAAGCGTCTCGCCATCGGCGAACGGGTTGGCCGCATCAAAGGCTCCACTAAGAAATTCAAAAGCATCATCTATAACTTCGCCAGCGTCTTCCCAGAAGCCTTCCTCTTCCGGATCTTCTTCCTCCGGAGCCACCTCCAACAACATAGTAGAAATAGCGCAACTACTCTTCATTACCTTCACAGTTTCTGGATCTAAAAAATAATTCATTTCGGGGCGACTTGTGCTTGTAACCCAACGCATGCCTAAATTATTAATATTTACCGGATAATCACCACCAGGATTGTCAGGTTGAACTGGATAAAAGAACGCTCTATTAGGATTACCAACTTTAGCAAACTCATCCCATATATTGTTCATTAAATCTTTTCCATAAGCTGGCATTGTGTCTAGGGTAGTAATATTTTCTTCATAATCTTCAAGTACTCCAGCTTTTTCTAATTGTTTAGGCATCGCCCAAGGAATACCATTATCAATATCCATAAAACCTAAAACTTCTGTTTTTTCCCTAGTGTATCTTTCAATTAACCATGAGGCATAAGGAATAGTTTTCATCATTCGCCTCGGCCTGCCTCCTCGGCCATCGTAATAAACAAGAGGTGTATTGCCTATTTTTTCCGGATTCATTGCTATGTATGCTTCGCTTCTCTCCTGTAGCCAAAGTGCGCGCGCACTATCTAACTGCTCAGTTGTAACAAGGATATCTTCCGAGCCGCTGCGTGAGAATTCCATAAGACTTTCATTTGTTTCTTCTCCTCGCGGATCATTGTCAATTAATTGATTCCACTCCACCAAGAACTTATCACGAATGTCTTTCGGTATATTATAATAGGTGTCAGGAGTGGGTTGCGGATTAATTAGCTGAAACACGGGGTGCGCGTCGCCGGGCAGACGGAACTCCCCATCTGCATTTGCAGGGTTATCAAGAGGCCATCCCTTTATCGCGGCTTGGGTGTGGCTAATGGTGCTGTCACCAATACCCAAATTTATCATTTCTCCCTTATTTGGCCAATCTTTAAGTTCGTAAGCCAAAGCATCTGGATTTGATTTAAAGCCTTTTGGAACATTAACATTCTCTATTGTTGACTCACCAGTAAATTGCGCTTTGCGACTTAGCTCTGGACCAGCTGGCTCTAATGTACGCTCGCTCATGCGAAAGTCATCGGGGCCATCGACGCTGTGTTTTTTACCTCCTTGCCATGCGCGTCTTCTTCTTTCTATAGATTTTTCCCACTCATTTGCATAAACTTGAGCTTCTGCCAGATAATCAGTTCCCATCTCAATATATCTATCTGCTGATTTGTCCGCGAGTGCACCTTCTTCAGCGAGGTCGCTAGCCTGAGCTGAGAACAGCATTCCACTATATCCATTCAGCATTTTCCTAGTTTCTGCAGAAATAGCCTCGGCTCTAGTAGAAACAAGAAAATTGCCAGCCAATGTAAGAAAAGTCATTTTCCCAGTCAAATGACCCACATTATCCAAACCAAAATTAAACCGATACAAGTTTACCAGAGCAGATTTATAAAAACCTCCATTACTACTATTAAGTTCTATAACATTTTGATCCGCTCTAGTACCTGATGTTATTTGGGGAAGAGGAGTCGGTCCATTAGGATAATCAAAATCATGTGGGTGCCAACCATAGTTTAGCAAAAAAGTTGAATTTAAAATCATCAACTTACTATACTCATACATTTCATTGATAAGTTCTGGATTAGGAAGAGTCATGTTCATTTCATATTTAATATTCATAGGACCGCTAGCACCCCTACTAACTGCTAAATCATTAACGCCAGCATGACCTCTATAACTTGATCCACCTACAGAATCATCTTCACTTTGCGATTTTGCTGTAGAAGCTATAGGAACTATTTTAGACTCAGGAGAAATGTCAAATCGTTCAGCAAATTCGTTGGAAGAATCATTTTGTGTAGCATAAACTGATCCATCTTCTCTAACTTTATGACCTGCTGTATATTGAAACTTAACATCAATGGCACGCTGGGCTATATCAGAAAATCTGGGACCGCCCAATCCATGATCACTAAAGATAACATCATCATTTTTAAAAACAGCAAAAAGCTCTACAAAAGGCACCAGTCCTGACAGTTTTTGAGTAGAAGAGTGTATTTTATGATTCCAACCATTACGCACATCAGCATAAACCATATCATCAAGTAAGAAATCCGAAGCTGACACTATTTTATTCTCCTATTTTAGACTGTATAAGAGATACAAAACCATCGACGCTATTAGGAAGGCGTATAGTCGTGCCAGCTGCTACCGTTTTACCAAAAGGAAATACCATGTTATTGAGAAGACAAATAACCCACCAATATTGACCAGAACCGAGATGATTAGCAGCTAGTGTATCTATCCGCTCAGCATCATTTAATGTTATTATAATATCCGAAGGGCGCTGGAGTAACTCTCCATGAATAGCAGGAAAAGTTTCAAGGCGCCGCTTGCCTGTTTTAGCATCTTTTATTGTAGCAAAATTTTTATATCTTGAAATAGGCATTTAATTTATCCTTTATACAAATTCAGTTGCAGCAGTGAGATGTGCGTTTTCGGCTGCTTGCCAAATAAACATTTCGTTTCTATAATTCCTTGAAGCTACTTCATAAACCTCTGGATTATTAGATACCTTCGTATCTGTTTTATCAGTTACACTAATTAATGGAGCGTATCCTCCTGTATCCCAAGGTGCTAAAGTAGTTTCGCCTCTTTTGCTCACCATACCCTCTGGATGTAGCATTGGACCAGGATAAAAGTTATGATTCCTATCGGGCATTACATCATGCATCACAGTAAAGCTCATTGATACATTGCAAGCCATAGGTATTCTTAATCCTCTAGTAATTTCCCACTTAGGACTACCTCCACCTAAATAATTCCAATCATACGAAAGACTACGTATAAATCCCGTCATATTAGCAAACATATCGCCAATAGTCATTCTGATAATAGGTCCAGCTTTCATACGACCATTCTCATCATAGGAAGCATAAGTCTGTTGGGCTAGCCATAATACACGCTCATATAAATGTTGAAGCTTTCTTATTTCATCAACTGTAATGCTAAACGAAACTTCAAGAGTTCTGTCCGTCATAGTGTAGCTATGTACTTGCTCAGTTCGTCCAAAGAAATGCTTGGAAGACCATGTTGGATTATAACTTTCACTAATACTATTCAAAGTTGCTTGAAAGAAAGCAAATTGTTTATATTCCTTGCCGCCCGAATTTTGCTCCCATCCAGTAACTATAGGATTTCCCTCTTGGTCAAGTTCAATGTCTCCAGTGTTTTTATTTGTTTTAAAAACAGGCACCTGAGCATAGGTTCTTTTAGAGCCTCGTTTATTTATAGTTTCAAACAAAAATGGAAAAATTTGAGCATCACCAGATCCTATAGTTTTAGCCCAATCATTTTTATCATAGGGTTTTATTGAGTCATTTTGAACTGTAGCATCCAGACCCGCTGTTTCTGCGTTGCCGGGTGTATTATCATTAAATCCTCTTTGGATTCTATCTAAGTTGTTAAAAGGAACATCATCCTTCTCAAACGTAAAAACCGGCTTAGCATCATTAGGAGCATACAATCCGCGTCCTTTATCCAAAAAAGGAGATTGCAAATCGGCTACTGGTATTCCAGCAATAATACCAGGTGGATCTCTTTTCAGCGTGGAAGCCACCAGCCCAGCTTTGGCATCTGTGCCGTTCTTAAATAAAAAACCTTTTACATCAATAGGGTTGGCGTTGTGAGTATAGAGCTGTTGAAAAACTCTATCAGTTGGATCAGTAGTTAATTCTGTTTCACTAAATTCTTTTTTCTCTGCTAGCGCCTTTCCAGGATCTCCACTAAAACCAACACCAGTAACAAGTGTTCTGCCTTCTTGTTCTCTTCTACCAATGTCCGGCGGTATCAAAAGATTCTGTCGCAATAAATCAGTTAAATTAATAGCCACATTAAAAGGCACAGGTATTCGTGGGCCTGGGCCAAGATTATTCATAAAAGTTTCTTTATCGCGCTTAAGTTGAGATTGTAATATACTCAACTGCGATGGCTGAATTGGCGGTGGTGCAAAAATTGAATTTATCCAATTACTTATGGCAACATCAAGACCACCTTGAGTTTCTTCCGCCGGCTGTGTTAGAGGTTCAGCAGGTTTCCAAACAAATTTGCCATCCGTATCAAAAGGGTTAACTTGACCCAGGTTAGTGCCAAGCTTGGCTGAACTTGTAACAGCAGCCATATCTGGCTTAGAAGCAAAAGAACCACCGTCACCAATACCCATAGCTTTAAAAAATCTAAGCTTATAATCGCGATTCCAGCCATCAACATTGATATTATGTACAGGGTTTTGAAAACCAGCCGTAGTAAAATTAGAAGCAGCATCTGTGCCTCTTTCATAACCAGCACCAACTTGACCTACTCGACTACTTCTTAGCGCGCTCCCTTTTAATAACTCCATAGCTGCGCCTTCATTTCTCCACCGCGATATCAAATTTCGGCTCAATATTTTTTGATTAGCTAATCTATCGCCCCGAATAATTTTTTTAGCCCCGCGGGCCAAACTTTCCAAACCGATCGCATCAAAGACCCAACTCGCAACGGCGGCACCGGCTTCTCTTAACATATCTTCAGTAGGATCAGAAGGTTCGCCTCGCTTCGCTGTATATGGATATCCTTCCGTAAATTGAGGTGCTACTTGTTTCCCTTTAGCAGTAGCGGCACTAGTAGCTGCTTCCATAGCACGCGATGCTGGTGGAACATTTGCCGATGCCATTTTATCAGTCAACGCATAAGTATTATCTGGCACCCAGTCGCCAAGGAATTGTTGGACTTCTTCCCCAAATCTATTTTCATGCCACTGCCCCATAATAGTAGCCCATCTTTGATCTGCTCCTACTCTACCATACGCGGTTGGTCGATATCCAAATGTTTCATTCGACATTTATTATCTCTCTTTTTATATTAGCTAGCCTGCATACCTGCAGTTGGATCAGATCCCATCCATCCATTGCTCCAACTTCGGTCACTCAATCCTCTTCTTACAGCTGTCGGTAAACCATCTCTTTCAGCACCAGCTGCAGCTGAGCCAGCTACAACACCTACTAATACACCATCTAAGTATACATTACCATTTTTTGCTATTCCACTATCGTTACCACCCGTGTAAGCATTCATCAATTTATTAGATCTTAGTTCACCAGCAGTAAATCCACCAGCCGAGGCTTGATTCACTCTGCTATTTCTGTTCGCCGCCAAGAAACTTCCTACTTGGCCCGACGCCTCGTCAGTGCCGGCCCCACTAGCTCTCGCTCGGAAAGCTTTCCAACCCTGTTTTAGTTTACCAGAATCATAATCAGCTTGCCATCCACCTTTACCTACTTGCCGACCCCAGCCCTTAGTAATTTCATTTTCAATATTTGCTTTTGTTACTTCATCCATATTGGAACCCAAAGCTGCGTAAATAAACCCTTGAGCTATGTCAGGAGTAACATTAAAGGTTCTTACAATATCAGACATCATTATAGCCATCGCGTTTTGATCGGGCCCTTTCGCGCCTAGCTTAACTGCCGCCGCCATTCCTTCTTGCCACTTTTTCTGTGTAAATGTACCACCACCAGTCAATAATGGTTTTTTTCCTCGCAACCCCTGTGCCATTTGACTTAACGACTTAGCTCTGGCTTCACCAGGGCCCCATCCCGCCGAGCCTGCACCAATGCCAAACATTTTGCCCAATTCTTTACCGGCGGTGGCAAACATCTTGCCTGGCGCCGTGATTGCCTGCAGCGATCCTTTTGCAAATTGTTTAAAGCTACCGCTCCTTACACCTTGCCACATATTACCTATTCCCTTGGCTTGCTGCTTAGCACCTGCCATAATTCCTTTTGTTGCTGGGCCAGCCACTACAGCACCAACCATCGGACCAACATACGCTGCAGCTGGACCCAGGAAAGGAGTTAATGCTGCCGTAGCCGCTAATCCAAGCCCATAACCTACAGCACCTTCTAACGCTCCCTTACCAGCCGCCTTTACGTCGCCATGCGCAATACCCTCCACCGCACCCGCTGCAGCGGCACCATAGCCGCCACCAAGTTTACTGCCTTTTGAAGCCATACCGGCGACCATACCCCCAAGCCGTTTTTTACCTTCTTGCATAAGCATAGCTTTCCCTGCGCCCATATAATCGCCCTGTGCTATCTGCCCCCAAGCCGTTTTTTACCTTCTTGCATAAGCATAGCTTTCCCTGCGCCCATATAATCGCCCTGTGCTATCTGCCCCGCGCCAGCCATTGCGGTTTGAACACCGCCAATAGCTGCACCTCCGGACGGAAGCTTGCCCCGAAGAGCCTTAACGCTAGCTATTTTTTCTGTAACTGAATTCGCAATTGATTGAATCATAGGAGAATTTTTCATAAGATGTGACCCAAGGGCTTTGCCGCCGCCTATAAGATTTGATGAAAACATATCCCTATTAGCTTGATTGCCTATGCCAAGTTTATCCATTCCCCAATTCAATACCCGTTTGCCAACATCTCTAAGCTTACCCTCTGCCCATTGTTGAGCCCGGCCTACCATCTTAGAAGCAAAATCACCTAACTTTGTAAAAAGTCTTGCCTGTAAGTCCTTTATGTCTCCAACAGTTTGTTTCCAAGTGTCTTTTAAGCTACCCAGCACATCGTTGTTATTTTTCTTCATATTCTCCCAGAATCTACTCGCAGTCTTTTTAGCATACTTACCAGCAGCCTCTTTAGCTTTTTCCCACAAGCCCAACTTACTAGCGAAGTTACCTATAGGACCACCAACATCCATCGCGATGTTTCTTTCTTCTTCTAGAATCGCTAACGACTTCTCTTCTATTTTTGCCAATGAATCTCTTTGTTCTGATTTTCTCTTCTGCGATTCTTGCTCGTATTGAATGGCTCTAACTCTTTGAGTTTGAGGATCAGCCATAGATCCCATTGTTACTGATTGATTTGCCTGTGCTTTTAATTGATTTGTTACTCCACTAACGCGAGCAGAGCCACCAAATACAGCACCACCGGCAAACCCTGGAACTCCCATACCACCCAGTCCTGATGCTACACTCTTGTTAATAGGCATGTTTCTAGCAATTCTGCCTGTAGGAACAATCATTTCTGGTAGTCCTTCTTCTCCCGCCATGAACAGAGTGGGTTTATTTACTACAGCGCCCTTAGCAGCAGCTCTCACTCCACGCGACGAGCCTCCTATACCACTCATATCTTTTGCCATCAAAGCAGCATCAAGACCCACTGAAATTCCTGTTCCTATACCAGGAAAGGTAGAAGCAATACCAGATCCAAGCTCCATCATTCCCCCAAGCCAATCCCCCTTCTTTATTCTCTGAAAAGCAAAATAAGCCCCGACAGCTGCTCCCACAAGTGGTATTTTCTTAAGAAGCATTCTGCCGGCGCCCTTTCCAACAATCGCACCTAATCCCTTAGTGGCGGCACCCTTTGCAGCAGTCATCATGCCACTGGCTGCACCTCCAGCACCTAGTAATCCCATTCCCGCACGTGCCACTCCACCAAGCCCACCTTTCATTCCGGCTTTCATTCTGGCAAATCGTCCAGGCCCTTTGCCGCCGCCCGGAGATCCTCCGCCCATAGAGAAAGCGGCACCGACAGCGCCACCAGCGCCACCTACAATTCTTACCGCTTGTGGAATCAGTTTGCTGGCTGCTAAATATGTCACCAACATCGTAAGCCCCGCGCCGAGGCCACCGACCACAGCAGTAGTTAAACCTATCTTTGGAAATTTTGCAACCAAATCAACTATTGGTTCGGCAATATCATTTACCAGCGGCAAAACTACACTTTTTAATTTATTAGATATTTTGGTTAGGGTTGTTTGCTGTGACTGTACTGCCTCAGCTATTGTTTCCTGTTCTTGGGCCGAGGCACTTACAGTCTTAACTTGTTCCTTTTCTAACCCAGCCATTATTCTCATTTGTTTAAGACTGAAACCCATTTCTTTACCAAACTTATTTGCCAGGCCTGGCATCTCTTCCATAAATCTAATACCTCTTTTGGTACCAAATGCCTGTCCCAACCTTTTCATTACTTGCTCGGTATCACCCGCGGCAGCAAGATTGAACAACTCCAACGAGTTCAGCGAAGAGCCCATGTATTGATTTATTTTGCCAACTGCTTCGGCTGATTGATCAATGTCTAAGAACATTTCAGTAGCACTGGCGGTTTCTTGCATACTCATGTTAAGTTTAGCAGCTTGAACAGCTGCTCTTTTCAGATATCCCACACCCTTACTCATGTAAATGGAAGTTAGGCTGGTGTTTTGCATGATATCGGCCATTACTTTTCGTCCATTGACTCCGCTACGTGTAGCGAAATCTTTCATAACATTTCCGAAATTCATTACCTGTTTAGCGGTTTTACCAAAGCCCCTAATCATCAATCCAGTAAATTCAGCACCTTCAGTAGCGCTCACCCCAGCGTATTTAGCTAACAAGGACGCGGTCTTTACCATCTCTGATGAAACTTTTCGGAAATTACCTAAAGACTTGACCATACCAGCAGTAGCTTCTGCAGAATCTTTCATAGAAATACCGAACTTATAACCACTATTTTGAGCATCTACCATAGAGGATCTAAGAGCTTTTAAATTTTTACCAGTCAATCCTGTTTGCTTGGAGAGTTCTACTGACGATTTTTCTATTTCATTGAATTGTTTGAGCACCAGTGCACCAGCAGCTACTATCCCACCTGCCCCAATCTTCATAGCGCCCTTCATTCCCGCACCAAGTCTACCCCACGTTTTGGTCAATAATTGATCCATACGCATGGTCATATTCTTCATCATTTTTTCAAAACCTCTTTCAAGATCTTTTCCAATGATAGGAATACGCTTTGCCAAACCGGAAAAAGCCTTATTGAGATCAGCTTGAATTTTATCAGTCTGTTTCTGAATGTCTTGTTGAGCTTTTAGTTGCTCCTTACCGGCGGTATCTAATAATTCAGCAAAGTTTTTGGCACCCTCTTCTGTAAGGCGCCCATGTTCATCAACCCCCTTTGCCGCGACACCAATAGCGGTAGCTAACTCTTCTACAGCAAGATGAAGAGTGCCTCCCATTTTCTTTTGGTAGCTTTCCGCTTTGTCAAAATCAGATTTTGCCATTTATTCTCAACTACAGGTCAAAATATTAAAGTCCTAATTCTTTTTTCTTTGCCGCAACATAATCATCTAAATTTTTAAAACCTTCTTTCTTAGCCTTAGCTTCCATCTCAGACTGAAAGGCAATAGCCGACTTCTTCAACGCTCTACCTTTTTTAGATAGCTTAGCATCTGGTGTTTTCTTTACGTCTATATTGCCACCGATCATAATTTTCAAAAGATCAAAAAGCCCTTCGTCTATCTGATATCTCTCATTTTTCTTTTTAATTCCAAACATGATAATCTCCTGGGTCACGGAATAACACAAAATAAATATCCCCTTACCAAAAAAATACGATAAGAGGATATACTACCTTAAATGTAATCTTTAACGGCGAGCTTCTATTTGAGCTTTTAATTTCGCCGTTTCATTTTTATTTTCTTGCTCCATAGCTTCAGTTACTTTGGTTATCCAAAACTTTCTTAAAGCTACTGGTAGATTATAAGCGTCTGAAAAATTTAGTTTACCATAATAAACACAATCAAATACTTCATCATAAATAGCATTTTTATCACTAGGCCTCAGGCCAAAAGAAACCTACCGTAATCGGTATTTCCACCTCCCCTCTGTGTCCACAATGAACACATTCAAAATCTTGATTCATATCAAGATCAGGAGTATTAGTTTCCATGTATTTACGAATTGCTCTAGAATCTTTTACGTTCATATTATCTACAAACTGATTAATATAACCTTGATCACTATTTCCCTCAATAGCAATGATAACATTTTTCAAACGAGTAGTTACATTTCTATCAATAGGAGATTGAGTTCTCTTTTTCATTTTTTCTTGAGCATCAGCAATTTCTTTATCCTGTAGAGAGTTGAGGAATCTAAACTCTACATTGATTTCCGTCTGTGGCAATTGAAAAGTAAATCTATTATCACCCGCAACAGCTGGCTCAATATCAAGAGTCTTCATTTGAAGATTACTCAAATCAAAAATGTGCTTGGTTGTCTCGCCGCAACCTGGACAATCCATTTCTACTTCATAATCAGATCCATATCCACTAACACGCAGAAATGTAACAATGGCATTCTTATCGCCCGACAAGAGTTCTTCAACATTAATTCTCTTATCAGATAAGCAAGCGCCAATAACGGCATCAATAGCCTTCCCACTTCTAAGCAAAGAACGGGAAGTAAGAATATCTTCGTCAGCTGCCGTAAGATGTCTTAGCTCCAACTCTTTAACATTATGTAAGTGGGAATTTATAGGATATACTTTACCTCCGGACGGAAGCTGAACGAAGTCAGTTGGTACTTTGAATCCAGCTACTTCGTCAGCTTGTTGTCCGAGATTCTTTGCTCTACTAAAAGCAGCTTCCTCTTCTGGAGTAAGCTCTATTCGTGCTATCGGGTTTCCTTCTTGATCTTCTTGGTCTTCTTTCAAATCGACATTAATTTCTGTCATTTACTTCCTTTCTAAAAACATTTAAAAAAACCTTAATAAAATTTTTAGTACCTAAGTATGCACTCATCCATGCGAACTGTAATGTCAATAGGAAGCGGCTCGCTGGAAGCCATATCATAATCACCCATAGTTACATCGGTAAGAAAAGCTCCTCTAATTTCCCACTTCTCAACAGCAGCTCCGACAGGATCAAGAGAAATCAAACTAAAGTTCTTTTTGTAAAAAGCTGCATAACCATCTCTACCAGAAATCGTTTCATGCGCCAATCGAGCCCATTCCATAACCTTCTGCGCCGCGGAGGGAGCAATAGGATCGTGAAGCCCGAGGGTCATTGTGTTCCACTCAAACTTACCAGCCAAATACCGTCTGGAGTTCAAGTAATCAATCGTAATACTTTCCTGTGAAAAAGACGGCCGAGAAGCTGATCTAGCAATATAAGCTGGCAATGTATCGTCAGTAAACTGAAACAAAAATCTATTTTGTCTCTTTGGTTCAAAAGTGTCAGCCAACATCGCGTTAACTTCAAAAGGCTGTGACATTCTAAATCTCCATCTTCATTTTTATTTTAATAAACATCCTATAATAAATACACTACTCATCAAAAAAATATAACAGAATGGGGCCGAAACCCCATTCCATTAAAGTTTTTACTCACTAAAAGCTGCGCCGTTAGGTGTGACGGTGAAGTCAAAGATAACGATTTCAGCTGCGGTGGTGGGTTTCAAGAAAATCTTACCCTTGATGATGTTTCTATCAATCAGATCAGGTGTAGTAGTGGTTTCATCCAAAATAGCTCTGAACTCATTGATACCATTAGCTGCCTGTACACTTGCAAGATAATCATTGACCTGAGTCAACAGACGCTCTCTTGTAGCAACAGTGTTAGGCTCAAAGATGAAGAGTCGTGAGAAGCCAGCAATGGTCTTACGAACCTCAATCATCATACGGCGAACATTAACTCTATCCAATACAGATTGTTTTACCTGTAGAGTTTTCTGACCAAAAACAACAATGCCTTGGCCTGGGAAGGTGGCAATAGGATTAACATTACTATTATAAAGATCATCACGCTGAGACTGTGTTAATCTTCTTCTAACCTCTAGTACCTCGTCCAAACCACCGCGATTAAACCCAGCGGGTGCAAACCACGGTTGCGCCACTCTATCATTGAATGCGTAAGCCCCTAGGACAGCCACCGAAGGCGGTACCCATACAAGCTTATCGTTATCAATATCATTAATACGTACCCAAGGATAATAAGTAGCACCATAGTTAGAGCTATACTTTTGTGCCTCAGTAATAGCATTTGCTACCGACAAACTCAAGCCTGCGCCTGTAGCAGTAGTATTAGCTATATCAATAAGAGCAAAAGCATCTGCTCGTGTAGCACACATATCAACCAATCTATCGGTGAGCGAGCCACCGGCAGATGAGCTAATACCTGGCATTGCAATCAGATTGAAATCAACTTCATCGGGATTAGAAAGAATTTTAATAGCTCTATCAAAGTCACCAGACAAAGTATCAGTGCCAGTAGATTGTTCAGTTTCCAACTGCTTCTTACGAGGATCAAATCCATCCCAACCACCAAACATCGGTACGGTAAAACGAACTGGATTATTAGTTGAGAAATTAGCTGAGCTACTACCCAGCTGATCAATAAAGGTATAGTTACTTACATTGCCAGAGCCAGCATAATCTGCCGCGGCAGCAAATACCAACATACCATTATCATTGCTTGTGGTACCTGAAGCAGAAGTAATGGTTCTCTTCAACCGATCACCAACACCTACCGATTGAAAATTAACCCCTGTAAAAATGCGTGAGTCAACAGCATTTACTGAATTGAGCTGATTTTGTTTCAATGGTAAGGCAGCAGCAGTAACACTNCCAATACCATCTCTTTCATAAGAGTTACTGGATACACCCTGGAATCCAGCAGGTCTTGCTTGAGCGGGATAATTACCCATAAATACTCTAACATACTTAGACTTATTAGGATAATCACCATTAAATAGAATTTCAGGCGGATTCTGTGACAAATCAAACTGCGTTCTTCTATCACCAATTACTCTAGCAATATAATTCTTGTTAGAAGGATCTAATACAACATCTGTAAAGTTCTCAAGAATGATTGGCTCTTCATCAGTATCATTAGCCATCCGAATACTTACAGTAAACTTAGGATAAGCAGTTTGAGAAGCTGCGACATCTACATTAGAAACAGAAACTTTATACTTGTTATTCTCAACATTGCCATCAGCCAGAGTGCTGAACTTGAACAAGTTATGAACAGTGCCATTCATATTCTGTGAGACAATCCACGGAGTATCAGCACCAGAAAAACCACCAGTGACTTGATTGAATGAATCGCCAGCAGCAGTGATGGTTGAAAAATCAGCGGCTGCACCTGCAATTGTTGGCTGAGCTGCATTAGCACTTACAGTACCTGCAGCACTACCATAATTAAATACAGCGTCTACATACAGATCGGTAAGTTGTTCACCATCATAAGATTGTATAGGATCAACGCCCAATACTTTCTTAATGTAATTGCCATCTGATTCGACAAGCGAAAGACCACTAACAATAGTATCATTAGCAGAAAGGGCGAAGTTACTAACAGTACCACTCATAACAATATCGAAAAGATCGGTGGTGCTTCTTCTCTTTACAACAGCCATACAGACATTAGTACCACTAATAGCTGAAGCTGAGTATACATTAGCAACAGGAAATGCGATAGCACCGACTTGGCCGGTGTTTACCGTGCCTCTACCGAGAACACGTACTACTGTGAGGGGTGAACCGTTTCTAAGATAAGACTTAGCGGCATAAGGCATATATTTTGTTATGTCTTGACCACCAAACGTATCTCTAAATTCACCAAAATTGCTTACTTGCACAGGTTTATACGCAGGGCCTGATGTAGTGCGGCCAATCAAGGCAGCACCAATCGTACCAGCACCAGCGGGTACGAAAGTATCATCAATTTCCTGAGTATAGACGCCTGGCGAGACAAAGACTTCGGCCATCTATTTTCTCCATCTATAAATGTTATAAAGCTGTATAGTTCTTGCGGCTTGAGAAGCCATTAAGAAAGATATACCTAGTTTTTTGTTCACGTAGAGAGTTAAACTTTTAACAATTACAAAAGAACCTATAAAACTCCTAAAATAAATATGAAACAAAAATTTGCTAAAACATTTATAGATGGAATAAATTACATTATAGAGCTACTTCTTCGTCTTCCGGTGCCTCAGCGGGTACATCTGCCGCAGGTGCATCTTCACCAGTAATACTCTGAATAAGAGCATTAGCATACTGAAGGGCTCCAGCATTAGTAGATAGGTTAGCGCGAACCGCTGCCAACTGCTCATCGAGTTGAGCGCGGGTCGCGGTTAATTGTGCAACGACATCAGAAAGGCTTTTCTGCTGTTCCTGCAAAGTTTCCAAGCTGATAGAATTATTATCTGCCATTACTTCCTCCTTTTGTTATTTAAAAAATCCATCGGTTTTCGATAGTATTCAGTGTTATATTTCTCGTAACCAGACTTGAATGCCTGATACGATTCCTCTATTTTACCAATAAACTCCGCAGATATTCCAACATAGTAATAACTTTGGTACTCTTCTGGATATCTGCGTAATCTATCTTTTGCCAACTCATAATAATAGGGTGCCTTATCTTTCATATTAAGTTTACCCCAATGATGTATAACCAAGTCTGTTTTTATGTACTTAAAACCCCCTCTATCTAGAGAGTTATAAAGAGTTTCGTGAGTATTAAACTCAAAAAATATTCTTGGATCATTTCTAAACAATCTTATACATCCATCATCAACCGCCAAATCATAACCTTTATAAGCTGGAACCTTTTTAACTCCAAACTCTTCTCTACCTACTGGAAGATAACCTCTTTGCTTTACCACAAAGGCATCTATGCCTTCCATCTTTACTGCTCTACTTATTTTTTCTATATTCTTTGAGTCTATTTCTTCATCTGAGTCCATCCGAAACACCCATTCAGATTCAGCCAACCTTAATCCAGCATTGAGTGGTGAAGAGTAGCAGTCGTGCCAAGGATAATACAAAACCTTATAGTCGCCCGACTCTTTAACCTTCCTCTCCCCCGTCACGACTACTACAACTTCATCTACTACACTCTCACAGCTTTTAATAATGTTTTTTACTTTTATAAACTCATCTTTACACATTATCAATAGTGCGGTGGACATATAAGGTATCCTCTTCTTCTTTCATAGATGTTTTTGCATCTCTATATTCTTTATCTGCCATCGCTGCTGTTACCACATCAATAGTACCTAATTGACTAGTAGATAAATGAGCCACTATGTCTGCATATACCAAAGCCGGAAGTTCCCCTGTATTATGTCGAGCCATATAGGAAACAAAACCAGCTAAAAATGTATCGCCGGCCCCTATAGAATCTATAAAACTTTTATTCTCATCTTTGGTAAAGCAAATCGTTTGCTCTAAATCTTTTAGATAAGTTACGAAGCCTTCCTCACCCTTAGTAATAATAACATTAGAGTTACTAATTTTAGAAATGGTTTTAGCTATGTTTTTATCCGTTTTATTTACACATTCTTGAGCTGTCTTAAGATTAATCTTTAGCCAATCAGCATTTTCATGCTCGGGGTAAACAAAATTTGTATCTACAAAAACAGTTACATCATCTAGTTCCCGACTTCTTTTAATAATGCGAACAATGTCAGCTCGTTCAATAGTACCTTTATGGTAATCAGAAATAATAACAAAATCATCGGTCTCTATGAGTCCTACAAATTCATCAATTACTTTTTCATCATGTGTTATAGAATCATCTTCATCTTCTCGTAAAAGAAATCGCCCGTCCACATAGTATCTTATTTTTATCGGAAATCTTTCACCGGTATAAGAGAAATGCACATCTTCTCCNCATAACGACTTTAGATTTTGCNCCAGATTACCGGCCCCGCCATCAACCATTTCTTCTCGTTCACTTTCTACGACAAGAGCAGCGTTGTTAGCGGGNTCGGATCTGAGTAGCCTTAAAAACCTATAGCGATCCGTTAATAAATCACCAATTACAAGTATTCGATTCACTTAGATGCAGCGATGCTTACCTTGCGATAATCGGTCAACAACTTCTTCAACTCAGTCGCAGCCTTACGAGCACGTGTTCCAGCGGCCTTGTTGCCACTAGCATTCTTTTCGTGATTGGATTGAAACTCTTCCAGAACTATCTGGATTTGATTGTATGAATCCTGTACTGCCATTTTACTCACCTCCTTTGGTAATGTAATAATTCTCTAACACTAAAACATCAATGTTAGAGTTGTTAAATGTTTTTACAGCATCCTTGGGAGACTCCACAATTGGTTCTCCACCAAGATTGAACGATGTATTTAGTAAAACAGATACTCCTATCTTATCTTTAATGCATTTTAATAATTTATAAACTTTANTGTTTTGTTCNGCNTTGACCGTCTGTATTCTGGCGGACCCATCTTCGTGTGTTATTCCCGGTAAATTGTCAACTTTTACCTTGTAAGACATCAACATGTATGAGTTAGCTTCTGTCTCTATAATATCAAAATACTTGCTGGCATCGTCTGTGGCAACGATGGGGGCGTATGGACGCCAATACTCCCGATACTTTACTTTGTCGTTTAGATGGGATTTGGCAAGCTCCCAGCAGGGGTT